ATGACCGTTATCCCCAAGAACGTGGCCCCGCTGCCTCCGCCGGCAGAGCAAGAGATTGATCGGGATATTCTGGAAGTTTCATCAGAATCCGCGATATTGCCAAGGGTCATCAAACTTTCGAGCATTCTGGTTGCGGTCAGCAATGCGACGGCAGTCAACATCCGCGAGATCATCAGCCCTCGCCGTTCTGCCTACATTGTTCGCGCCAGAATGGTCTATTTCTGGATTGCCCGGAAATACACAAGCAGAAGCCTTCCGCAGATCGGACACTCTTGCGGCAATCGTGACCACTCCACCGTGATGCACGGCATCAACAAGGTGGAGCGCCAGATGGATGGCTTCGCGGCAGACATTGCCAAGGTGAAATTGATCCTTCAGTTGACTGACGAATGACAGGTTATCCACACAATTCACAACCGGCAAAAGCGTGTGATTAGATACCTAGCGTGATAGACAGGACGGCATGAAAGTTACATCGCAAACATTGTTCAAGATTGCCGCCATGCCTGAGCAGGCTATGGCAGTCGCCTTGACGTTTCTCGCTGAGCAGCTTGAAGCGCATGAGGCGAAGGGCAATGCGAATGCGATGCGACAAAAGCGTTACCGTGACAGGCATGGTGGCGTTACTGTAACGCAACATAAACGCAAAAATGACGAAGATGTTACGTTATCGCCTCGCGTAGAGGATATTATTAACCTTTCTTCTAAGGAAGGTTTAGAAAATCCCCCTTCTAGCCCCCCCTTGCTTCCGAGCCACTTCGAGCAATTCTGGACGGTGTACCCGGAAAGGGCTGGCGTTCAGAACCGGGATGCTGCCGAGAAGGCATTTGCTGCGGCCTGCAAGCGGGCTGACCCCGCGGTTATCATCGCTGCGGCTGAACGCTACGCCGCCGACCTCAAAAGCCGTGGCAAGATTGGAACCGAGTTCGTCAAGCAGGCCCGTGGCTGGCTGAATGAATCGCTTTGGCAGGAGTTCCAGAGCAAGCCCCAGGCAACGCCCGCAGTTCCGAAACAGGTTGCCGTGATCGAAGGCACAGAAGCTTGGAAGGCATGGGAAAGACATCGCGGCAAACGCCCGCCGACAACAGACATCCGCATCCCCGGCAAGCAAATCCAGCGCGGCTGGTATTTCCCCACAGAATACCCACCATCACCAGACAAGAGCGAGGAAGCAGCGTGAGCGAGGCAACCAAACCAGAAGACTTGGCGGCGGCTTTCCGCGAATACCAGACCGCAAAGGAAGGGTGGGAGACAGCCGCGCGGCAAGAAGCTGCGGCGCGTGGGCAAACCACAACCATGCTCAACCGGGTGAACAATGCCCAGAAGGCACTATCAAAGCTGATTGAAGCGGAAATGAAGGCCGCTCCGATGGACAGCGATTGGGGTCGTAACAGGCGCACTGGAATGTTGGAGGTCCGTTCTTGACCACCGACCGCACCATAGGCCCCACACCTGAACGCCTACGCAAGGCCGGTGAGAACGTCGAGGCTTTCACGCCTGATGAGAACGTGAACCACCGGGCAATCAGGATGCTTGACGGCCATGTGCTCGGCTACCTCCAAAAGAAAAGCGTGATCTCGGGCGATCAGTACAACGCCGGCATCCAGTACTACGAGGACTGGTATTTCGGAGGCTTGGCGCATTCCGGCGTCATCGACCCTGGCAGGATCATCGTGGACGGCGGCAAGATCGACCACATGAGCGACAAGCAGCTTGCCGCGCTCACCCGCTACCACCGCGCATTGAAAGCACTATGTGACGAACATGCCGACATCATGCTTCATTGCGTGTTGCGGGAAATGCCTGTTTCACAGTACGGTTTCGCCGTGTGGGGCCACAAGAACCAGAAGCTCGCCAGCCTTGCCGCCCGTACCCGCCTCATGGACGCCCTTTCAGCCCTAGACCGCCATTACTACGGCCGCCGCAACATGGGCCACAGATCCAGCCATGCGCCCGACTATCGCCCTATGATCCTCGGCGCCGATCACCACCAGGAGGCAGAACCCGCCGCTTGACACGGGTACTCATTTGTGAGAGAAATTTCGTCCAATCCAAGGCTTCGCTCAACAGCGGGGCCTTTTGTGTTTCTGGCGGAGGTCTGGTCGTGTCCAGTCCAAGCGTTGGGCAGTGCGCGGTGATGGTAATCAATATCGGGATCACCAGCGAAGGATAAGCGGTGCGAAAGCACAGGAGCGACGGAGATAGGCCCTCTACCCGAATGCGCCTTGAACCATTCCGAAAAGCATTGTGACGTTCACCTGCGATCCTCGCCAGACACCACATTGAGCAACCATAGCGCGCACAAGTGCCAATCGCCCACCGCGCGGTAACACCAAAGGGTTGAATGAGCGACCATCGAAGCGCACAAGCAACCCTCTATCGCGCATGGTACAAGACAAGGGCATGGCAGCTCATACGCCGCCACCAGCTATCAACCGAACCTCTATGCCGCATGTGCAAGGCGCAAGGCCAGACCACCGCAGCAACGGTCTGTGACCACATCGAGCCTCACAAGGGCGATAGAGCATCATTCTTCTCAGGCCCGTTTCAGTCTCTATGCAAGCCCCATCACGACAGGGACAAGCAGCAAGAGGAACGCCGAGGCTTCAACACCACGATAGGGCTTGATGGCTGGCCGAGCGATCCACGGCACCCAGCGAACAGATAGATGCCCCCGGGGGGCCGGGTAAATCGCTAGAGCGGTTCGCTTTCTGGTCCGGCGCCTGAATGCAACGTCCATAAACCGTAACTTTTCAGGTTTCACGTAACAAAAGGTTTCAAGCCAAGATGAAGAAGCGAGGCCGACAATCGACGGCGGCGCTGGCGACCGTTGTCAACCCTGCTGATCGCATCCAGATCGTGAACAGGCTCAAGCCTCCGCATGATCTCACGGATGAGGAAGTTGAGGTATGGGCCGCGGTCACGTCTTCGGAAGCGGCTGATTGGTTCAATGCCGGGAATGTCCCGCTGCTGACGCAATACTGCCGACACGTTGTCAGGGCGCGTCATCTGGCGGAAATGATAGACCGGGCGACAGGAAGCGCCGAGGCGCTGGCGATCGAGGATTATGACCGGCTGCTGAAAATGCAGCAACGTGAAAGCGGGGCGATTGCTTCGCTGGCAACCAAGATGCGGATCAGCCAACAGTCGCTGACAAATCACCGTGGCAACAAGAAAAACACCCAAGCGCGCAAGCCCTGGGAAGCCTAAAGCGGCGGCGGTGTCCGGGCCATGGGCGCCATACGCCAGCCGCTCGGCTCGCAACATCGCTTGGATCGAGCGTTATCTTAGGGTGCCGGAAGGCATCTACGTGGGCAAGCCGCTCAAGGTCGCGCCCTACATGGTCGAGGACTTCGAGGCGATCTATGACAACCCGGCAGGAACGAGCCGGGCCATCATAACGCGGGGCCGAAAGAACGCGAAGACGACTGAATCCGCTATGATCGTGCTGCTGCATACTTGCGGGCCGGAAGCCAAGCCGAACTCGCAACTGTTCAGCGCGGCGCAATCGAAAGAGCAGGCGGCGGTTCTGTTCGCACTTGCGGCGAAGATGATCCGCATGTCGCCGGCGCTGAACGATGTCTGCACCATTCGAGATACGAACAAGCACATTCTCTGCCCTGAACTCGGCACCTGGTATCGGGCGCTGTCTGCCGATGCTTCGACCGCCTACGGATTAAGCCCGGCGCTGACGATCCATGACGAGCTGGGGCAGGTGAAGGGCCCGAAATCGGAACTTTACGAGGCGCTTGAAACCGCCACGGCGGCACAAGAAAGCCCGCTGTCTATCGTGATCTCGACGCAGGCCCCGACTGACGCAGACTTGCTGTCACTGCTGATTGATGACGCGAAGACGATGCGCGACCCGACGACGGTGTTGCGGATGAACTCTGCGGATCCCGAGATCGACACGTTTTCAGAGGAAGCTATCCGGCAGGCGAACCCAGCTTTTGACCTGTTCATGAACAAGACCGCCGTTCTCAAGATGATGGCGGATGCTCGGGAAATGCCGAGCAAGCAGCCGGAATTCGAGAACCTTGTTCTCAATCGCCGGGTGCAGATGAATGCACCATTCGTTTCGAAACAGATTTGGGACGGCTGCGGCGCTGAACCCTTGGAAGATTTCGAAGGGTTGGAAGTCTTCGCGGGCCTTGATCTTTCCGAGACGAGCGACTTGACGGCCTTTGTCCAGATCGCGCGGCACGGCGGGGCGTGGCATGTCAGACCGACATTCTGGCTTCCCGCGGCCGGGCTTCGTGAGAAGTCGGCGCAAGATCGGGTGCCATACGATCAATGGGCCAAGGCCGGGTTTCTCGAAACCACGCCGGGCAAGTCGGTCGAATACGAATATGTGGCCGCTCGCATCTTCGAACATCACGAGCGGGTGCCGTTCAGCAAGATCGCCTTTGACCGCTGGAATTACCGCCACTTGAAGCCCTGGCTTCAACGGGCCGGGTTCGCGGATGAGGAACTTGAAGGCGACAACGCCATCT